CAAATCCCACAGAAAAAATAGATTTTGGTACAGCGGATAATAATGTACCATCGTTACACCCAATATCAATCCAAACATCATCAGATTGTAATTTTACAAGACTTTGTATATTTCTTACTAATCCATGAAGTTCATCTGTCATTGTTTTATTAGTTCCAGAATGATACCAATATCTTTTATACATTTTATCAAAATCAGCAGTATCTTCTAATTGAACTAATCCTGATTTAGTAGATAAACAAAGACTCAGTGGAGTTTTTGCTGCTTCATCAGCATTAGACTCCATAGGTATAAAATCTGAAACATAAATATTCCCTAAAGAAAATAGTTTTGTTAGATCGTCATTTTTTTCTATTCTGCACTTCATAAATAATCCCTTCGTAGTTTTTTAAAAAATTATCCTCTGACCATTCATTTTGTAACTCTAATACACTCGCATTTCCTCTTTGGATTGCTTGTACTAGTGTACATTCATTATCACTAGGAATTTTATTCCAAATATGTCTAAATTGAAACGATTTAGAAATTAAAATAGGTTTACCAGCAGCCACAGCATAATCTATTGCGCTTGATGGACCACTACCATAATTATAGTCATAAGGGAAGTAATTAACATCATTATTATTTAAAAAATCTATCTGAGCTTTATCAGACATATAATCAGTTGTTACATTAAGAACTACACCCTCTGGAATCTTACTCTTTACTTTAATAATCCAATTGTCTAAATTATCTTTAGTTGCTAATCCAAAATGAGCTAAAGTAATATGAAGATTTATTTCACATCTTTTAAACTCTGCTAATGCTTTACCTACTACTGTGTGGAAATTTTTGTGAGGAAAAAAGAATCCAAAAGATCCAATTTTGGGTATGGATATAGGATATCTAATATTATCTCCTAATTTATATCCAAACAAAGGTCTAACAGTAGTAAACCATTTACCTGACCCATTTAAAGTTGGATCTAATGCAATCCTAAAATCAAAATTATCTAACCCTTGTTGCTGATCCATATGTTCTTGTAGCGTATCATGCTGTAATGCAACATGTAGAATTTTATCAAGTTTATTCTTAATATTAGTAGCCCATGGCATTAAATTAGGAGTATAATTATATATTATAATTTTTGGAGCAGTATTGTTTATAGCATTTAATAAATCATTAAATGAATTAGCTTCCGTGTAATGAAATTTATATTTTTTTGAACATTTTAAAATATTAAACATTCTAACGCCATGAGAATAAATACCGCAATAATTACTTATACTATGATTAACTAATAATACGGAGATCATTTTCTACCATTTCTCTAACCATTTGGTCAAATGTAATTTTAGGATCCCATCCTAAATCTTGTCTTATTTTTGAGGAATCTCCTAACTGAACTCCAACTTCTACTGGTCTAAATAGTCTCTGATTGATTGTTACAATTGGTAATTTCTTTCCATTTACATAAATATAATAATAATCTTTTAATGGTTCGTTTTCATGAATTACCCATGCTCCATCAAATCCAAAAGATTTGAACCCTATATCTACAAAATCGGCAATAGATCTAGTCTTTCCACTAGCAAGAATATATTCGTTAGGTTTATCTTGGTTTAACATCATCCAAATACCCCTTACCATATCTCTTGAATCAGACCAGTCTTTCATTGCAAAAATATAACCTAACTCGAAAGGTTTTGGTGTAACATTAGATTCTAATTCTTTTAAAATTCTAGCTATATTGTAAGTTACTTTTCTGGTAACAAATTCTGTGCCTCTTCTAGGGCCTTCATGATTGTATAAAGTTCCATGAACAGCAAATAACCCATAAGAACGACGATAAACATCCACTATGTGTCTAGCTGCTACTTTTGCTATTGCATAAGGACTTACAGGAATTAATGGATGACTTTCATTTTGTGGAGTATACTTAATTTCTCCAAACTCCTCAGAAGATCCTGCGGAATAAAACCGACATTTAGGTTGAAACTTTCTGATGGCTTCTAAGCACTTTAGTACACCTAAAGCATTAACATTGAATACTTGATCTGGAGTATCCCATGAAGTTCCTACAAAACTATTAGCTGCTAAATTTACTAAATAATCAGGCTGAATAGTTTTAACTAAATTATCCATACTAGTTTGGTCTGTTATGTCTCCACTAACTAATTTAAAACTAGGATGATTAATAAGATGTTTTATATTTTGCAGATTAGGATTAGATGATCTTTTAACTAAACCATAAATTTCAAACTTCTCTTCTAAACCAAGAAGATATTCTGATAGGTTTGATCCATCTTGTCCCGCTACTCCAGTAATTAATATTTTTTTCATTTTGTCCATCTTCCTTTCTCTAAATAATTAAACCAAACACATATATCTGGTAAATACGATACTAATTCGTTATTATTCGCACATACTTGTGCGATGAATTTACCATCACCAGTGACCTCTAAAGGTATTCTATAATTTTTTAAAATTTTACCTTTTAAGATTATTTGCTCTATTCCCACTCCTCCAACTACCATATTAGATGGGTGTGCAAATAACTTATATGTTGGGTGTGCTCTAACTCCTGTACCGGGAGTATTATAACCTCTCTCCATTGACACAATACAAATATCTTTTTTATCTTTATAAAGATTTAACTTTTGAAAGAAATCTGGCTCGTATGCATCATCATCATTTAAGAAACAATAGTATTGCTCAGGATTAAGTGAATATGTGTCTAACCACCAATTTATAGATCCATTACACCTCTCCCAAAATTCAAGATTACTATTTGGACATATATGAATTTTAATCCATTTATCAAGAGATGACAATCTGAATGGATGGTCTTCGTCAGTAATGATATGCCATATTACAAATTCATTAAATGGCTTTAGAAGTTCGTGCAACTTTTTTAAGTTTTCATATCTTCCTAATGGCGTTACTATATGATACATTATCTATGTTCTCCTAATATATTATCACAGTATCGAGCACCAAAAACTTGAACAAATTTTTGGTACATATTTCCATCAGAACTTTCTGATTTATCATACCAACCACCAAAACCAAGCCAAGTTTTAGTCTTCATTACTAACTGCATACAATCAATATTAAATTTTATGGCAGGTGATCCTGTAAAAATCATAAACTTCTTGTCTGCTTGTGATTTTTCTCTCCATAAAACATAACCGTTTGTTTGCATCCCTCTCATTATGACAGGGAATATTAAAATTTCTGATGTTGGTTGTTGTTTAATTTCTCTTTTGCTTAATTTATCCAACTCTTCCAGACAAGTATCATAAAGAATATTATCTGGGTTAAAATGCACTATGTACTCACCTTTTGCCACTCGAATACCCATGTCTCGAAGTGAGTGACCCCAATCATTATGTCTTTTTTTAGTAATAGTTATTATAGAGTTTGGAATGTCTACATCAGGTATAGGTCTGCTTGTTGGGCCATCATGATAAATCAAAACTTCAAAATCTTTAAAGGTTTGATTCTTTAAACATTGCATACCTTGAATAAAAGATTCGTCAGAGATTACTCCATCATAATGAGGAACAATGATGGAAAACTTATACTTATATTCACTCATGATGCTATCTCAATTGGTTTCCTCAATAGCTGCTCATAGATCTTAAGTCTATTTATAGCAACTTTGTTAAGATCAAAGTTTTCTTCTGTTAGCTTATGAAGTCTTCTACCCATCTCCTCTCGATGATCTCTTTCTTTAGCTATCTTAGTCAATATACGCACCCATTCAGTTTTAGGTGCATCATGATCTATTAGATATCCAGTCTCTCCATTTACTATCCATTCATCATAGCATCCAACATTAGAAGCTACCAAAGGAATTTGATATCTTCCGCATTCTGCTACCTTAATCTCAGACTTGGAATCATTAAACTCATTCATTTCTAATGGTGCTAATGCAACATCCATATTAGTAAAGAATGATCCGTATCTATCTGTAGGTAATGCATAATGAATTCCAAAATTATTGTCCCTCTTCATATTACCTAAGAACTTAGCTTTGTAATTCTGCCAAACAGATATTTGCCAATCGTCCTTCTTTGTGTCTGGTGGAGGATGTCCGTAGAAATCCCATCTGCAATTCTGTGGGCCTACCCTCTGATTAACCATTGCAGGAACACCAGCAAATACATGGAGATCCTGTTCATGGTGGATTCCTCCTGCCCAACCAAAACGGCAAATATTCTTCTTTAGAAGAGTTCTTTGCATATTCCAACAAGGAAGATTATAATCTATTGAATTCTTTATAACCGCTAAGTATTTTGTACAGAATGGTTTTATTCTACTAGCGAACTTTTGTTGAGTTACTGAAACTAAGTCTGAGTGATGGTATATGAACTTAGTTATCTCTCCTAACCCTCGCTCTTGATAAACACCATACAATCTATGTCCTTTGTACAAATCAGTTAATAGATCGTCTGTATCGTAATGTACAAACTTGCCAAACTCTTTAGCCTTACCTATGATTCTAGCTGTATAGTTTCCACCATAGTTACTAAGGTTACTAACCATTACTATATCAGCCCATTTCATATCCTCAAAGGGCCAGTTAGGTATCCATTGTCCTGAACTAGGATCAACTCCCAAGGGATTGAAGTTCATTCTAACTTCTACCTTGTCAGGATATAGTTCAGCAAGTTTTTTGTAAGGCACTATCGCACGATAATAAGCGCAGCCACCTTCATTAGCAGGACATACAAGTATTTTAAGTTTATTACTCATAAAAAAAGTGCAGGAGTGTTTAGCTCCTGCACTTATAACAGTCACTTTATTTTATTTCAATCACTAATTACTTCAATTTTTTTCGGCATCGCAGTTGGCATAGCAATCACATCCTTAGAGTCCTTAGGTGCAAGGGTGACAGCCTTAGTAAGGTCAATCAACGCTTCCCGTAAGTCATCTAGGTTAGGAACCTTGCCATCATTGTTGGGGCCTTGCATACCGGGAACAACCCGCTTAACTGCTGTAACCGTATGCTTGCGGAATCTGCTGGACAAGAAGGGTAGGATAACTAGAAGTAGCTCCAACCATGGCCCAGATCCCGGAACTGCTGCCCCAAAGACTCCTGTGATCAACCCAAGAACATTTGGAGATAGTATTTCCTTAGTTGCATTAGCATCCAAAGTGATAACCATTGCTCCGGGCGTATCTAGGATATGCTCTTGAGTAGTAATTACAGGATCTGTGCCCCGCTTCGAAAACTCTTGTTTAAGTGCATCACCTACTTCACCGCCCAAAGTATCAATCGGAATTGGAACCGATTGTTTCATTTGTAGCGACTCTGGTGTTACATTATTTGTTTCAGTTAGTACAAGAGGTGATACAGGTGTTACCTCTGTACCATCTGTAAAACCAAAACTTGCTCCTTTACAGGATACAACACCAACTGTAAGTAGACACGCGATAATAAAGTTTTTTATCATATTAGCTCCTCATTCGTGAAATGTAATCGCCACCATCTTCATCCCCCTCACCTCTCGAAGGAGTATCCTTCTCTGTAGGAGTTAGCTTGCCATTGACAGCAAGTGTTTCTGAAACACGCTTAACCTCAGAATATTCTTCGAGTTTGACAAGACCATGAATATCATGCAGAGTATCCATGATCTTAGCAATCTCTGCCTTTGACCCCAAAGGAGAGGACTTAGGACGAGGTTGGGACTGATCGTAGCGCGGCCATTGGCCTTCCATATGCTTGACAATCTTGAAGTCGTGACCTTTTTCAGGATCAGTGATATCTCCAAAATCTGAGTCAATCATAGCTCCAACAATCTTCTGGAACAGGATCATACCAATTGATAGGATTTTTACATCATTGGTTTCCCGATCCAGAATGTTCATATAATAACGAGAACGAGGCTTGATCACACGAGCAAGTGCTTCGTCCTCCTTTTTACCTGTTTTCCACAGGCTAAAGTACAAATCGCACAAAGGACAAGCCTCATCGTGTACTTTACGGCAATGGATGTTTTTTACTTGACCATTTTCCATCGGAACACGATGGATCTTGGTTTCAGCATAAAACTCCCTCTCTTCAGTTTTTGACGGTAGAATTCGGATTGTATTAGATCCGTCTTTTACTTGGTAGAACTTCTTGATGAAGTCATCTGAAGTGCCTCCACCCTTGTTCTTACCCATCAGTTCTTCGTGTTTTTTACGCAGTGCATTAAGATCAATACCCATTGTTAAGTCTCCTGTTACTTGTAAAGTTTAGTTTCTTCACGCTTGTTTGCGGACACTTGTTGCAGCATATCTTTCTTCTGCTCAAGTGCCCTAACCAAACCCTTCAATAGCTCGTAACGGAACGAAAGCTCATTGATTAAGTTTTGGTGTTCTTTGTTTGTATCATCAGCCAATACAGCATCATCAAGATCTTTGGCAGTTAGCTTAGAGGTATTCTCAATACGAATACTCTTACGAAGTGTTGCCATGTACTTACCATGGTTAGTTTCGGCATCAGATAACTTTTTCTTAGCTAGTGCCATTAGTGCATGGTAGTACGAGTAGGTGGATGCTTGTTTCGACAGCTCAGAGTCTACACTAATATCGTCAAACTTCAACACATTATCCGAAATAATGTGGTAGTTTTCCCAAGTAAAGTTATCTAACGATTTTTCTAAGGTTTGGCTCATTTTGGTGCTAAGTTAGGATTTTGTTTCTTGAACTGTTCTTCGGTTAGGATTGATAGGTTATTGTTCTGGTCTACAACTAAGTAGTCTCCGGGAACACCCCTCTTTACCATTATAGACGGATCAAACTGATTTGATTGACAAACTCCAAAATTATATGGGATTTTATAATAGTAAACTCCTTCTACAACATTACTTAGTTGATAGTTTGTGTAGTTTTCAAAACCCCAGATACCTGCTCGTTGAATAGATAATCTATTCGTTGAACTAACTAACCTAAAAAATACTTCTCTTGGATTGATTTCACTCATTATCTGCACTCCTTAGGGGTTCATCCGATTCAGACATACGAAGTAGATTGTAGTCTACTTTGGCAGGTACAGTAAATCTAGGAACCCCGTTTCTAGACTTCATAATATATACTCGCATGAAGCCATTGTCAAACTCTTCTTCTGTTTGATTTAGGGACATAGAGAAATCACAAGGGCGAATCTTACCATAAGAATCACCTAGTTCAACATCCGTAATGATACTCTTCATTCTACCTTGACGGTTTGTTTGCGTAGCCGTCCAAACTAGAACATTTTGCTCCATAGCTAATCCGCGCAACTCTTCTGCAATACGCTGTTGCGCTTGATACTCGTGCTGAATATCTCGTGTAGAGCGGAGCAGTTCCAAGTAATCAATAATTATAACTTGAGGAACAAACTCATTATGGTTCTTTAGCTGTACCAGTAAACTTCTAATCGTGTTTACTGAACCCATCAGAGTAGGGTATTCTTTAATAACTAGTCTACCCTTAAACTCCTTTTGGAACATATCAAGACGCTCTTTGACGGTAAGTTGATGCTTTGGATCCTTCAACTTAGCCTGAGGAACGAGGGTCATAATGGAGTCGAATCTTTGAGCAATCTTATCCTCACTCATCTCCAAAGAAATGTAAAGGACATTATGCCCATCAATCAAACTCTGAACTCCTTGATTGACAAGGTACAATGATTTTCCAACTCCGGGGGGAGCTACAACCATTGCTAGTTCCTTAGAACCCAAACCACCTTCTAATGATTTGTTGATTGAACTGAAGACGGTCTTATACTTAACCGCAGTCTTATCTACACTAAAAGTTCTCTGCCAGCGGTCGGTAAAGTCTGTAAAGTAGTCCTGACCTACATCTACAGCTTTACCGACCAGCAGTGCTTTGCGTACAATATCTTCTACTTGTTCTACCTTATTCTCTTTGATTAAGGTGATACTTTCTGCAATAGCAGCCTTCATTGCTTCCTTTTTAGCAAAGGATTCAATCAAGTCCACAACATAATCAGGATTGTTGATTGTGGAAGTATCCAATGAGTTAATGTAGTTTAACTCATCTTCGTAGTCCGAGATGTTCTCCCTAGCCCCAAGACTCTTCTTTACATCCTCAATGATAAATAGATCAGAGGGGAGACTGTGGTACTTATCGTAATAAGATACCACAGTGTTGAAGATCTTGGAGTGAGAAGGGAATTCAAAGTATTCTGGTTTTACTAACCCTACGATTTGTAGGTAGAAATCAGTATTTGA